TTACCAACAGATCATGCAGATGATGAGTATGAATGGTCAGCAATTATTGCAAATAAATTTGTAGAAAACTTACCTGAGTTTGGTGAGATTGTATCATTTCAAAATGAAATGCAAATATCAGGTAAAAAGTATGGTTTAAAATACGATGTAGTTGGTAAAACTGACTTTGAGTTTAAAGATGTAATAGTTGATACTAAAGCTACAGCATACATTAGAAGACTTAAAACTAAGAATAATATGGTAGATCCTAAATGGTATCCAAAAGCAGCAGATGTACGTCAACAATGCTTATACAGAGACCTATTTGGTAAAGAAACTATGTTATTATATTGTTCTCCAAAAGATCAATACGTAGTTGATATGGTTGAAAGAGATGAACTTCAAACATTAATTAATGCTATGAAACACATAGAACACATACTAGATATATGCAAAACAAAAGATGATGTTGTACGCATATTTCCTTTGGTATGCGACAACTTCAGATGGAAGGGTAGTCCTGGATCTGAGGAGTTTGCAAAAGAAATTTGGACAAAAGCTTTGAAATAGACTATAAAAAGCTATGCAAAAATTTGGTCAAATAATAAAACAAATAAATAATAGGAGACAGATAATGGAAACTGAAACCTTTGAATGCTCATTTAAAAGAGCTTTTGAAAAAGATAATGGTGGCGTAACAGTATACGTTACTAAAGATGATGGTACTGATATGACAATATATGGTGAGGCATTAGGTGCATCACGTTGGCAAAAAGGTGCTAGACTTAAAATAGCAGCACAACCTGTTAGAACAAGTAAGACAGGTAAACAATATCAAACAGCAGCATCTATTGAATTACTTGATGGTGAAGTTGCAGTACCAACTGGTAATACAACAGCATTAGCACCAAAAGATTCTAGTGCACAATGGAAAGAAAAATATAGATTAACTATGAGTAATTTACTTTCTGCTGCCATACAATCAGGTAATCAAGTAAACTTTGATGAAATTGATGGTTATGTACGTAAGATACTTAATGCACAATATGATGGTGATGAGGCACCATTTTAAATGATTTCTTTACTCCCTCTATGGTAAAAGAAACGCTGGGTAACATTATTAATTGCTCCTAACAATTTATGGTTGCCCAGTGTATAAAATTAAATGAGCAAAGCAAATTATCTCGAGTTCAAACTAAATTTAGAACTAGCAGGAATAAACACATTTCAAAAAGATGATTGGGTACAACAATTATATAAAAAATATTTAAAGGAGGATCAAAGTGATTACAGAGAAACGATTAGAAGATGCCTTATCATACCTCGCAGGGACTGATGAGACTTCTGCTAAAGCAAATGCTAATGTAAAATATTTAGATAGATTACTTAAACGTAAGAAAGCATTACACATTACAGGTAATAAAGAAGATAAAAGTATATCTGCAAAAGAACAAACTTACTATGCTAGTGATACTTATAAAGAAGCTATAGATGAATTATTTAAAGCTGAAGTAGAAGCTAGTACATTAGAAAATAAAAGAGATAAAGAAGGTCTTATTATAGATCTATTTAGAACTCTTGAAGCAAGTAGACGTAAAAATAATATATGATTTATAAGTTTAAAAGATGGGTAATCTTACCTGCGTATACAGAAATATTTATTAATGCGTCAAGTGATGAAGAAGCATTTAAAATACTTAAAGCGATTGACCCTAAAACTTTGAACTGGACAGAAGCTGACGTTGTGGATCAGCGTATGACATACGAAGTGATAGATGAAAAGTCCAGAACTTAAATTATTTAGAGCAATAATAACACAAGCTATTGAAGATGCTATGTATGATGGACTGTATAAATATAAAATTATAGAGAAACGTGAAGCTATTGCTTGGCTTACAGGTAACTCAAGTGATTTTAAAATGATATGTCATTATGCTGATTTAAACGCAGAGTATGCATCTATTAAGTTTACTAAAGCTATGAAGTTAGATATATATAGTATTACTGATAATCAATATAAAGTAATGAGTAACAAACCCAAAAGACCACATGGTAATACTAAAAACTATAGATTAACATTTAATGACTAACAAAGATATATTTAAAGATATGACTTATAACTCACTAAACAAACAGGTAGATGGCGATCATTATAAAGGTATGAAGATTGAGCCAGCTCTTTTTATAAATGAAAATAACTTACCATATGCCGAAGGTAACGCTATTAAGTATATATGCAGACACAAGAAGAAAGGTAAGAAAAAAGATATAGAGAAGGCTATCCATTATCTTGAGATGATTCTTGAACGAGATTACGATTAGCTTTTCTATTATATAATTTTTTTGATTTTTTAATTCTTTGATACCAATGAGTAAGCTGTTTAGCTATTGGATTTCTTTTTTTATTTGGTTTATTCACAACTAGAGTACCTACCCAATATCCTAAACACATTATTCTAATATTAATTTTTTAATAGATTTTTCTCCCATGTAGATCTCTGTCTCAGCCATCGACTTGATGCACTGATACTCAATGTTTGATCCAGTATTACTACGTGAAGCAATTCTTTTACCTTTAAGACATTGAGACATAGAGTCTTGTATTCTATGTTCCTTGATTTCTCCATTAACTATTAATAAAAGTGCTATTACAACTTCTGTCATTTAGTGTGTTCCATTTGTATATTTCATTTCTCTATTAGAATCTTTTAATTCTTCAATATCTTCTAATGCTTTTTCTAATTGTTTTTCAATATGAGTAAGCATTACTTGATTATGTATATTTTTATCTAACAATTCTTGGTGTTTTTCTATAGTTTCGTATAAATCTTCCAATAATAAAAATTGTTCTTTATCTACTGTAGTTTGTTCAGAAGCTTTGAGAAGATCTGCATTCATAAGCTCTCTGCTGGTTTCTAAGCTGGTAAGCCTGGCAGTGATCTCTGTGTATGCAAAGATACCCATAGCTACTGCTATTATTATACCAACCATATTTTTGATTGGCATTGCTACATTAGTGTTTTCGTTTAATTTCATGAAATATTGGTAATGATTTGCCTGACATATAAAAACATTTTAAACAATATTTTATTCTATCAAACATAACATATCTTTCTGTTAGTTTGTTTTTACAAGTATTACATTTATAGTTTTTAGGTTTACCTATATAAGCTGTCATTTTTTTCTCATAATATCAGCACCTTTAAGACCATAGATAGCTGATACAACACCTATAAATATAGCTTGATACCAGTATGGTAAGTTCTTAAAGTATTCAAAAAATAAATCTAA